TTATGCCGTTCTCCGTTTCTTACCAGCACCAGAAGGGGAAGATATTCCTTGGGCAAAAGTGTATTCACATGCATTTCAAGGACCAGGTGGTTGGTATATTGAAAACTCTTTGACCACAACAGGTGGCAAGGATCCTGTATCAGAGCACAATCGTGAACTCTGGAACAGTGGTAATGAAGCAGACAAAGATACAGTTCGTAAGCAGAAGCGTAAGCTTTCTTACTATGCAAATGTCTATGTCGTCAAAGACCCTACCAATCCTCAAAATGAGGGTGGAGTATTCCTTTATAAGTTTGGTAAGAAGATCTTTGATAAGGTTATGGAAGCAATGCAACCAGAGTTTGAGGATGAGACTCCAATCAATCCTTTTGACTTCTGGCAAGGTGCAAACTTCAAGTTGAAGATTGTGAAGAAGGATGGTTATTGGAACTATGACAAGTCAGAGTTTGATAAAGTATCTCCTCTTTTAGATGATGACGATGCACTCGAAGCATTGTGGAAGAAGCAGTATTCACTTGCTGCTGTTACTGCACCAGACCAGTTCAAGTCATATGATGACCTGAAGAAGCGTTTGGATTATGTTCTAGGACATAAGCAACCAACACGTCGTGTATACGATGAAGAGGTATCTAATGAGGATAATAGTCGTGGTTCTTATGCACCAGACTTTAATTCTCGTAAGGCAGAAGCAACAGTTGCTGCAGCAGTTTCATCACCAGCATCGGAAGATGAAGATGATGCACTGAAGTACTTTCAGAAACTAGCTGAAGAGTAGTTATTGATATAGTCTAATATTTTCTGCTTTCTTAAGGGATTTACTGATGTATTCAGTAGATCCTTTTTTATATTTCATCATTTCTGTTAGATCATCAAGGACTAATGAAACGTATATTGGTTTTAATAAAAATATATTTCTCTTATCATCTTCAATCTTTGCTTCATATTCATAGTTTGTTATTGGTGTAAGTAATGATGTATTGTATTCCTCATTATCAGCTTTAGATAGAGTTACATAACCGTCAACTAACCAATCATAGTATGAAAGAGTATACTCTGGAGAAACTGTTAGTCCTTCTGCTAACATTTCTACATCATTACTGTTCTTAATTTGTATTGTTTCATAATGATGAACTCCATTATAAATTCTGTCATAGGTATCAGTCTCTGAGTCATCTGCTTGAGTATATTTGCTAATAAGATAATTATCAAATGACTGTTGAGACATAGGCCATTCTGATTGAATGTTAATGATATTATTAGAAACTAAAACCAACCAATCTAGATTAGAATCATCATAGAAATCGTAAGCAACATTGTCTGGTCGATCATCACCACTGACCTTATACTTTGTAAAGACCGCAAGATCTTGGAAAATATCATCTCTTAGATGACCTCTTTTAAAGAGGTTTTTTACTTTCATGTAGTCACCTATTTTGGCATTAGGTAATCTACTTACATAATCAATGTTTGGAATTCGTTTAAAGTAATTTGACATTTTAGTAACCTATACCTGCTGAGTCTGCTCCACCTTTTAGATTTCCCACGGCCATTGGGCCTTGTCCATTGGAGAAGAGAGTTGAATCATTTAGATTGGCATTTTCTCCTTCTTTATCTAGCATATCATAATCATCATTAAAGATAGGATCAATTTCCTTGAATGACATTGTGATTTTGTACTGGGTCATTGTACCATCACGGAATGTTGAATATGTATTATTAGGTGTGTAGTTAGTAGTGAATTCAGTCAATGCACACTCCTTAAATCTATTTAAGTTATATGCATTATTGATATATTCTATTTGATAGATGAGTGGAGTTCTTAGGAAGTAACCCTTTATAGTTCGTCTTGGTGCGGATGACTGTTTGAATAAACGAATGATTTGTTTAATGGTCTGTGCTTCTTTTGCATTACGTGGAGATAGATTGAAATCAAATTTAAAGTCTCTCAACGTAGGTTGATTGAATAGTAGTTCTATATTAGGATTAATTACTGCACCTTGTCTTTTTATTAATTGTCCACCCACACCTGCTATATTTCCTGCAACTGCCTTTGCTGCAGTACTAGCAGCATCACTAGCACCCATATCAGCTGCTAGGTTTTTCATATAACCTCCTGCTGCATCAGCACCATCAAATGCTGCGAGTGCTAGATTCGCTGCTACTGCTTTCAGAGGATTCATATCTTCTCCTTTCCAATCCATCTTGCTAGTATCTGTTATAGTACCTGGCACAGGTAAGATCACAGATCCCATATTAAATTTATGAAGAGCTGCATTACTACGATCTCTTTCTTTTAAAACTCCTGGTTGATCTTTGTCCCATTCTCTTGGTTTAAAATCTCTGATTGTAAATTTTATAGCATCTTGATCCTCACGCATCTTTTCTGGATATCTAAGGTTAGGGAAGAATTTTCTACCCTTAGCTTCCATTAATTTTTCTTGTTCTTGTTTTGCTACCCCTCTCATAGTACTTCCTTCAAGTGGATCTATATCTGTTGTTCCATCCTTCATTAAATCATTAGCCATTTTTTTACAAGATGCCAATCTATCTTGTTTACTAACTCCAACTGCTTCATTAGTAGCATCATTAAAACATTCTTTTTGAATCATATTCTTGGAGTTTTTGATCACAGTATCTAATGCACCGCTATCAAGGTCTCCGAATGCTTCTTTTTCATATAATCTTGCACTATCTTTTAATGTTAGTTTTTTATCTTTAGGGTTATATGTGCCTACTACTCTATCCCAACCAAATTCATTGTTATATATTGTTATTTCTCCAGTTTTTTTATCAACAAGCGTAAAATATTTCTCATTCCTACCTTTACCACTCACTATCGGTTGGAATTTATTTTTATCATTGTCGTTACCAAAATGGGTTTCTGGCCTAGCCGTACGTCCAGTAATTGTGGGGCTAATTAATGCCATTTATTCTAAAACTTTTTTATTATTTAGCGAGGATTAAGTATGTATTTACCATAGGGTATGGCAAGTAGGTCATCTAGTTCATTTCGTTGAACAATATAGAGTTGTCCTGCTAGTTCATTCCATGTATAATTTCTATATTTTCTCCAATGAAAGTTAAGTCCTCGGAATCCCCATGAGAATAAATCCACACATGCAATCAAAGGATGTTGATCATATGATTCACCAGGAGTTTTTGCATTATATACAAAGGTATAGAACTTTCCTACTTCGGGAATAGGTTCAACAGTTTCATTAAGAACTTCCATGATTTCCAGCATCATTTCTTCTGGATCATTTGTTCTATTGTTTAAGTCACTAAGATATTGTCTGATACGATTATCTTCTGTTTGTTGTTCTAGTCCATCGAAACCAAAAGAGTCTGTCATGATGCTAATCCTAGTTCTCTTTCAGTTATAATTTTAAATTCAATTCTTTTATCCTTACACCATTCATTAGCTGCTTCCCACTTTGCTTGGTTAGTAGCATAAGTTTTACATTCGTAAAGGTATGATTGAGTCACCTTTTTCCTTTTCCTCGGTGGTTTAGTTTGTTTAAATGGTTTGACTTCTATCACATAGGTTTTAACTTTACCATTATTTTCTTTTACTTTAATGATAAAATCTGGAAAGTACCGACGGGTCTTGCCATCAGGGGCTCTATAAGGTATAAAGAATTCTTCACTTCCCCATTGTATAATATTTTCATTTAGATCACAGTAACCACAAAATTTTTCTTCCCAAGAACTACGACAGATAATATTATTAATATTACCCTTATATTTTTTTGGATTTCTAGGTTTGTAAATACTCTTTTTACTCTCTGTCATACATAATAAATAACATTGTAAGTTAAATATTATTTAGATGGCAAAGTTGGGGGTAACACCAACCCATAAAACGGTAGATGATCTAAAGAGTACAATATTATCTCCCTCATTAACTCCTTACTTTGAGGTTCAATTTCCTGTGCCAACTTTTTTATCTAATTTGAATTCAGGATCAACATTTCCTTATAATTATTTGACAATATTATGTACGGAAGCAGTATTACCAGGAAATAGTTTAGCAACATTTAATGTAGATAATGATTACAGTGGTGTCACAGAGAAGATGCCTCATAGAAAAGTATATGATCAGAATTTAACTTTAACCTTTTATGTTAATGCAAATGAAGATGCTTATTATCCAATAAGATTTTTTGAAAGTTATATATCTTATATTGCAGGAGAAGATCCTAGTGATTCAGCATCATTAGATAAATTAAGAAATCAAAATTATTATTATAGAATGTCTTATCCAGATAGTTATATGATAGATGGATTGTTAATTAAAAAGTTTGAGAAAGGTGGAACGTTTGTTTCTCCTACACCTAATCTTGAGGTAGATAGGGAATTAACATATGAGTTTATTAGGACTTATCCTACTGCTATTAATTCAATGGCATTAACATATGGAGATGCCCAGGTATTAAAATGTACTGTTCAATATTCTTATATACGATATGTTCAACATAATACATTCGGTACAACTAGGATAGAACCTACTATGGCTAATATAGTTGCTAGTGTTCCTGATACTGATCCAAACAGTCCAAACACTACATTAACTAAAGCTCAAGTTGATGAAGCATTAAAGACTCAAAAAGAAAAGAATGGGAGAAATATCACCGTCGTTGGAGGCCTAAGTGAAGATCCTAGTACTCCACAGGGACAAATAAACAATAAGAATGCTCAGAAAGTTATGGATCCTAAGTTCATGCCAAACATTAAATAACCCTGCTAAATAAATACACTGACATTGTTATAAACATATCATGCCATTACCAAAGATTGCGACCCCGACTTATGAGTTGGAACTACCTTCTACAGGAAAGAGTGTTAAATACAGACCTTTCTTAGTTAAAGAGGAAAAGGTTTTATTAATAGCTCTTGAAAGTGAAGACACAAAATCAATTACTAATGCTATTAAAGCAGTAATTAAGAACTGTGTTTTGACAAAGGGTATTAAGGTTGAGACATTGCCTACTTTTGACATAGAGTATTTATTTTTGAACATTCGTGGTAAGTCTGTAGGTGAGGTTATTGAGGTCAATTTAATATGTCCTGATGATGGTATTACTGAGGTTAAAAAGAATATTCCTATTGATGATATTAAAATTCAACGTACTGATGGACATTCCAATCAGATAAAACTTGATGATAATATCATGATGGAAATGAAGTATCCATCCTTAGAACAATTCATTAAAAACAATTTTGATTTTAGTGAAGGTGCTAATCAGATGGATCAATCATTTGAATTGATTGGAACATGTATTGATAAAATCTATACCGAAGAAGAGGTATGGACAGCATCTGATTGTACTAAGAAAGAGTTGACTGAATTTCTTGAGTCAATGAATTCATCTCAGTTCAAAGATATTGAAAATTTCTTTGAGACTATGCCTAAATTATCTCATACTATTAAGGTAAAGAATCCTGAAACTAAAATAGAAAGTGATGTGGTTCTTGAAGGGTTAGCATCTTTTTTCGCTTAGCTCTAGTGCATTTGAGTCTTGAGGGTTACTTCAAACTCAATTTTTCGTTAATGCAATATCATAAATATAGTTTGACTGAGATTGAAAATATGATGCCTTGGGAGCG